TGGTTGCACCAACACCCTCTACTGGAACAAAGTCTCTAAATTTTTCTACGACTAAAGATACTGGTGGAACTGATTGATTATTTTCTGAGTATAGTCTGATAAAGTTCCAGACGTCGTTATGAGTTCTTAAAAGGTTGTCAACATTTGCTTGTAGTAGTACGTGGATTTGTTTGTCATTTAGTACTGCGGTGATTAACTTTGCTTCTGTATTATTCACTAATCCACTTCCTTGCTAATTTTCTTCGCTCTTCTCGGTCTTTAATGTCTTGCTCTACTTCTAGTTTTGCTTCCAATATTTTTTGTGCGTTGTATGCAAAGTAACTCCAAGTAGGGGAAAGAGAAATATTAAAATAGTAATCCAATAAATCATAACAAACTCCCATTCCATAAGATTCAACAAGAGCGTCTGCAGCCCATTGCTCAACATTAAGGTTCATGTTATTTTTGGCTTCATATCTTTGTAGATGTAATTTATTATACCTACTTAGCAAAGCCATACGGTCTTTGCGTTCTGCCACTATTCGCTTTTAAATTCTTTTGCTTCGTTGCTTTTTTCAATTAGTTTGTTTTCAACAAACTTATATACACGCTCAAATGCCTGATCTATGTTTTCTTCGTCACGCTTGTAATCAACAATCCCAAGGTCAAACCTTATTGATTGAAAGTTGCCTAGATTGTGTGTATATCCTAGTGTTACTGATACCTTTGTGTTTTTATTTTCTTCCATACCCCACCATTTCTGCTATTAGATATTCTCTGCCCAAACAGGAATAAATCTACCATCTTCTGTCTTCGTATATGTAAGTATACCGTCACCCATGCGCCTTGTCAATTCTTGGCTTGTAGGCGTCATATTATTTGTTATAAGCCCATCTTTTCTTGGTTGTCCTATATGTATAGTAGCCAGTATAGCACGTATGTCCCTTACCATGCTTTCTGAATAATATGATCTAATCTGCCAACCTCTTTGTCCATTTAGCCTTGCACCAATTGGTTTTGGTATCATTCCTGTTTTCATTAACTTAGGCATATATTTTCTATGACGATTAATTAATTTAGCAGTCTCAGTAACAGTGTATGCACGTTCTCTATTTTTTCTAAAATCAGAACGTAAGCAAGTTTCAATTCTATCTTTAGTAATATTATAAACAGAAACCATTCCAGTAGATCTTGAACTGTGATGTAGCCTTACCAAGTCTCCATTAAGAAACCATATTTTTTTATTACCTTTTATTACAGTTTCGTTATTGTATTCTTGGCTCTCAATATTTCCTTTGCTAGTAGCCATCTACCTTCTTCACTTTCTGTTGGAGGATGAAAAAATTTTCTTTGTCCGCATCCCATGCAATATGTTTCCATGTGTTGAGCACTGCTGTACTGTCTATCAACAAAAATCCTGCCCTTGCATTTTTTGCAAGAAATCATTAATTATTCCCCTAGTTTGGAATTCCAACAATAACTAGATGGACCGATAAAGACAGGTCGCCAGAGGCTCCAAACCTTACAACACCTTCTACTCTTGTTTCTGTAACGCTTTTTAAAACAATATTTACGTTTTGTCCTGCTGGTGTTTGTCCAGTGTTTACTGGTGTTGCTGATACTATTGGTGGATACTTAAAGTCTTTAAAGTCATAAGTAAACGTTCTTTCGTTACCCGCCGAAACTGTTGAGTTGTTTGCAACTTCAACCAATCCGCCTACTATTCTTGTGTTAGAAGTTTGAACCTCTGCTTTACCTGCACTTGCTGTATCAATAATTGTTTTACTTGTTTGCTTAGAAGCAACGTTTGTGGAAAGGTCATTAACAGCCTCAATTAACTGATATAAATATGTAACATCAAGAGGTTGCCCTCTTTCTGGTAGTGGTACTTTTGCCATTTATTCCTCCTATTTTATTATACCAAAGAAACTAAGCCAGAATTGTATATTTGCAAATTGGCATTTAGTGTTTTTTTAGATGATTCAACTTGAATAATTACACGTACATTTGTAGTTCCAGTCTTGATAAATTGATATGAATGAATTGTAGTTGTACCATGATAGGTTGCTGTAGCCCCATCAAATCCAACAAAAACATCATACTTTGGTCTATTTAATTCATCTCCCCATACTGCACTAATTACTGATGCTGAAACCTGTACGGCTCCTGCAACAGCAGTAATTGAATCATCTAGTACAAGATTTATCGGAGACCATTGAGACGTTCTGTTTTTATCTTCAGAAACAATTCTATATCTAAAAATGTATCCAACTTTATCATGATCTAGTGCTGGCAAAGACGCTTTTTTAATTATAACTTTTTTAATTCCTGCATCAGCCATTATGAATTGTTTCCGCTAGAAAGATCTACTGAAAATCTAAATTCAACATAGTTACTAGTATTAGGACTCTTAACTATTGTTGCTGCACCTGCAGTTTGAATTACTGAATACCCTGTTAGTCCATAAAGTGGATTTACTGTAGCGACATTTTCTAATTTTAATGCATCTAGGGCTACATAATAGTTGCCAGATGGATTAACTCCATCAATAACGCATGCATACACCTTAACTACAGAAACAGCATTCCAATCAAACCCAGATGTTCTGTATAGTTGTTGAAGTTGTTTTTTTACAACAAAATATCTTTCTGTAGCAAAATCATATTGTCCGCCACTGCTATCATCAGCAACTTCTGCTTCAAGCCTTGCAAACTCTGTTCCGCTTGTATTTTCAAATGAAACTAGGACTCTGGCTCTTTCTGGTTGAGTCCCAGCGCCGTATGTTCCATCTCTATTTATTATTGAGAATGCTAGTCTTAATTCATCTGTTGGAGAGTTCTTTGTGAAGTCAACTGTTGCTCCGCTTAATCTAATATAATTTGATCCCGCTCCGATTGCAAAAGTATCTTGTGTTGGACCACTATCAGATTCAATGTCAAGATCAGACTCATTGCCCTTTATCATAATTATATTATTTAAAAATCTTGGTCTTTCGTATCTTGCAACTCTTGGTGATTTAAAAAATATTGGATTGTCTGCGTTTGTTTGAAATACTGGATCTGTTACAGCAATAACGTTGTCATAGTTTGGAGCATCCAGTGCATCAGATTCTGTATCAATTGCTACTGCTGATGATGCTGTTACATATTGCCAGTTTTCTGTTTGTGTAAATGCAAATACTGTTTTGCTGTCATATGCTCCTGCAGATGGATTAGATCCTGCAGAATATATTCCAATTTCAGATATTTCATATCTTTCTTCTGTTGGTAGTTCTGCTGTTAGAACAATTTTATCTACACCGTCTTCGTTTACAAAACCTCTAGAAGATATTGGAACACGAAACATCTCAAAATCTAAATTTGTTTTTGTTGAATAATCTCCGATTTCATCGGCGGTATCTAGTGGAGTAGCACCACAACCAATAGCAATATACGAGGCATAGGCAGGGGCCTGTCCAAGTAAATACTTTGCAATAATAGATTTACCAGTATTAGTTATCATGAGGTGTAGTCTCCAAGATCTGCTTCATATATTGTACCACCTACGCTAATCTGTGTTTCTACTTGTTCGTCAGGATTTACGTTAATAAATTCAATAATTAAGTCTCCCGTTGCGTTAAGGTATACATTTTCTCCATTAGTTCCGTTGCCAGTTTCTGGAATTTTATCTTCTAGTTTAATTGAGAATCCAGCAAAAAATTTATCTGCGGTTTGTTGTAGGCTAAGAATATTGTTTGGATTATACCTTTGTTGAATGGCTGAAAGGTTTTTGATTGGTTGATATGATATTTTTTGTCCATTAACAATATCAGATCTGGTTATACTAATTAATTCTTGACCGCCAATATTTTCAAATATTTGATCAAACATTCCATCTGTAGGAACAGACTCTTCATCAAATAATATAATGTCTAAAGTTGCTGTTTTAACTGGTGGTGATACCTCAAACATTCTTGCAGAAAACATTTCTGGTTCTGGTGCTGGAGGTGTTGCTGTAATACTTACAGATGATGGTGCTGTTGCTTTTATAACTCCAGAGTCTGAAGATCTTCCAAAATATTCTGCTTCTTTTCTATCTAAAATTGCAAGCATTCCCATAGAATCTATATGGCCATTTGCTAGTGTTACAGATTTTCTTTCATTTGCAGTTAACTGTTGATATGCAGGAACATCATTAAAGTAACCCTGAGCATTTACTCCACCTCTTGCTGCTACTTGCTCTGCGCCAACAATTGCTATTGCTTCTGCTGTTTTTGCAGCATCCACTGCAGTGCTAATCGTATCATTAGATTGAGAGGATCTAGATGTACGTTCATAGTTTGCTGAATCTAGAGCAGCCATATTATACCTCCGCCAAATAAAGTGTCATGTCTGGACCATTTATTTTTCTTGAATATTCAATATTATAGACTATAAATCTAGAATCAGTTGATGTAACTAAATCTAAATTATTAGAATCTTTATAGTTAATCGTTACAATGTCTCCAAGTTGAATTGTTGGAGTTGCAAATATTTTTAAACCAACTGATTTTTTAGGAACCATAAGTTTATCTATCATCCAGCCCATCAAATTTTCTGCATCATCTTGTGTCTGTATGTATGGAGTATCAAGAGTAAACTCATTGTTTCCATAAATCATTCTACTTCTTTTAATTTCATCAAACCTTTGTTTCTCAACTTGAGGAGAAACAATCTGAGAAGATCCAGTTAGTAATGGGTTAGAAAAATTACTACGCTTTTTAAAGTATTCATCAACTGTTAACTCATGGGTAGTATCTTGTGTAAATGTAACGCCTTGAATTCTTAGATAGTTACCGCTTGTTTCGTCAAGGTTTAGGGCCGTATCTGTAGCATTAAATATTAAAAATTCAGCACCGTATGAGTCTGCATAAAACCCAGATGAGACGTAGCCTTTAATATTATTAAATGTTGGGGATAACTTAGCGTAAAGTGCAGGGTATGCACGATCATACTTAACATCAAAGTAAGCACACTCTCTCATTATTGAACCAAACTCGTCAAAGTATAAATTGTATTTAGGTGGTTGCTGAGCACTAATTCCAGATAGGTAGGTTGCCTGAACAATACCGCTCATTGCATATTTTCTTAAAGACTCGCTAGCACTTATCTCTTTATCCCCAAAAGCAGAGGATAGAGTTTCTCCAACTGTAAAGACAGTATTTTGAGAATAGTTCTGTGACAAAGCATAAATATTTTCAAACATAACTCTAGATGAACCACGAACAAATGGAGCCATATTGTTGTAGATTGGAAGTGGGTCTGTATCGTCTACAACCTTAATTAATTGATTATTAATGTATAGATAGAATCTTCTTGTTTTTCCTATGTCTTGATATTCTACGGCTAAATCATATACCGTCGGATTTTCCTCACCAGCCATTCTGTACTGACCAGTAAATCTTCCATCGTCAACTGTAATTTTTGCTAGACCGCCATAAAGTTTTATAGGAATTGCATTACTGTTAGACGCATCTTTTTTAATTTTATAAAAAACAATATTGTTAATAGAAATATCTGATTTATTATCTTTATTTAATTGTAAATATGACTCTATGTTATCACTTGTCAATGCAGCAATTTCAAAATAATATCCGTTGTTAGTCGTTGGATTAAGCAATACTGCTAATCCTCCTGAGCCACCGCCTATGCTTACTGGCTGATCTGGTTGAACTCCAGCAACCTGATAATATGTTGTGCTTCCATTTGGTGTTTGGCTACGACGCTCATTATTTTCAATCTTGCCAATAATACGCATTCTTGTTCCAAAATGTTTATAAGAATTATCTAATTCTTTATAGACATAAGATACTAAATCAATTGGAGTTTCAGTTGTTTCAAAAGTTGGTCCATTCATCACTAAGGCTGATGATTGAATTGTTCCAGTTTTTGGAGATATGGTTGAGTTAACTGGAGTCTCCGTTGTATAACTTGAAGACATAAAGTTTTTAATCGTTCCACCTCTTGATGTTTGTTGGGCTTTAGAGTTGTTAACTCCTGCTGCCCCAGTTGTAGTTGCTGGCAAAGAAATATCTTCAAGTAGAGTGGTTGTAAATAAATATTGAGTTTCCATGTCACATCCTCTGACATAAGCATTGTCTGACCAATAAGTATCTATACCAGCAGTATGACTTGCTATTGTTGTTCCAAATTGAGCACGGCCATGTTCATAAACTGCACCGTTCTGTAAACGAGTAACGCCATCAACTTGTTCATAAAATGGAACTGTGTAAATTCTTACTAAGCCTGTTGGGTATATCTTTCCGTTAAAGGGTAATGATCTAAAAAAGTTTTGATACTCTTGATTATTAGTAATCCAAACATTGCTGCTGCCTTGTCTATGAGAAACTCTCCATGCTTGAATCTCTTCACCTTTTTGCGCTTCTGTAATTTCTCCATTTGCAACTCTTTTGTCTAAATTATCAATAACACTTGATGGCGCTAATCTTCCAGGCAAAACAATCTCTGGTTTAGATTCATCTAAGTTTATACCGTCTGATAATATTGGATACCAAATTGCAAGGGTAACATTAAATTGTGCAGCATCATATCTAATAACTTCTCCATTAGAATAAAAATATCCTTGATATCTTGTAAGCCAATAAACGTTTTCTCCAAGATCAAAAACATTGTTTACTATCTTACGATTAACAACACTTGGTGGTGATGCAGTAAGATCAGAATTTAAAGGCATTGCTCCCAAAACATACTTTCCTTGTTTAGATGCAATTTCATTAATTGTTTTAGTTGAATCTGTTCCAGATACTTCCCACAAAAGTGATGGCTTATAAACCCAAGTTTTATCTATATCAATCATGCTTGCTTGACGAATAGACCCATAAGATCTTTGAATATATCTAGTTGTGTAATTAATCTTTCCATTATTGTAAACTCTTTTGTCTTGAGATGCAATTGAAATAATATTTGGAAGCGTTCCAGAAGATAAGTTTTCAACAATACCGCTAACAGATTGATTGTTAGATCCAGATAGAGTCATGCTGGAAGTTCTGTCATTTACGTCTGGAAGCATATAGTTTTTACTCATTACAATAAAGTTATTGTATTCATCAAAGAACATTGCTGTTTGTGTAGACACTGCAAGTTGATTTAATACTTCTGCTACCGTCTGATCTGGAGCAATAAAGAAATACGGAATAATTGGATCTGGTTCGTTTGTTGTTCTATAAAATGCATAGTTGCTAAAACCAACGTAATCAAGAATTAAACTAATCGCATAACTAAGCGACACTTCTGTCACTAGCATTCTTGGTGCAGGCATAGATTCTAAAAAGAAGTAAAAGTCTCTTAGCGATAGTTCTAATGTTCCAGCGGTGACGTCTGCCTGTGGAAAACCATCAGAGTAGAGTGTCTTAATTGGAACCCAATAATCAAAGCCACTTACATTTAATATTTTTTCATAAAAATTAAACTTAATATTTTTACGAACATAATTACTAATTATGCTAGCAGTGTTATTGTCATTAAACGCTTGGTCATCATCAAACAAAGATATGTTTCCAGTTGAGGCAAGTAACTGTCCTACTGGCAAAGCAGATGTTCCAAGATCAGAAAGAATTTTTTTAATACTATATTCTATTGTCTTATCAGATATGTCAACAACTAGTCTTGGTGACATTTCAATTAAGTCAAAGGTAGAATCAAATTTATTCATTCTTTCTACTACAATTCTTAGCCCACGAACATTTTGAAACTCTCTATAAATGGTTTGTCCATTTGTTGTTTCTTGAAATGATAATGGATTTGTTAAGTCTGTAACAAATGTTGTCTTGTTATCAATCTGTTCACTTCCTAATACCCATCCGTAAACAGGAGTAAATGTATCATATGTTTCAGTTGTACTATTCCAAACATAATAAGTTCCAACATCTCCTACATTTGAGACAACCAGATATGCATATCCATTAATTGATTCATTTGGAAGCAGCGTAGATGAAGAAAGAGTCTCAACATGTATAAAACTATCGTTAAAATTAGTTGGAATGTTTTTTACTCTATACTGTAATTCAACATATCCATCATGAGTGATTATTGGAGATCCATTATCACGCACATCATTTTCGGTAAAAACATAAGCATCTATCCAGTTATTTCCTTCAAGGTACTGAACTTTCCATCTTGTTGGAGTTGTTTTATTTGCGTTACCAAAAAACGGATCTGCAAAAGTTCTAGATATATCAGTAAAATCTCCTAAATCTATATCTCCAACATTAGTTTGCATTTTTACAATAATTCGGTTTGCTGGTACATTTTCTTTATAAACCACGAACGGGGCAGCGTCATCTATGTAGTAATTACCGTTAACTATAGTTTTAGCAATACCTCTTTCAATGCCGTCTTCAGTTCTAAAAGATGTAAAATATTTAAATTGGTCATATCGTGATGCCATGTAATATCTTGGCCTTCTAGCAAGATCGCTACCAGAGTTTGATAAAAACTTACCTTTAAAAGCAACTGCTTTATTAATACCAGATCTTGGTCTAAAAGGTTTTATACAGTCTTCTAATGAGTATAAAAGTTTATTTTTTTCTTTTATAGATGTAAATGCTTGTGGCGTTCCATCATTTTCAAACCCTCCATCAATAACAACATCTGCATCTGTGGCTCCAGTATAAAATAATCCAGCATCTGCGCTATCAAATGTATTTGGTATCGTTAAGAATTGAGAGTTTTGTTCTTGAGATCTGTATCTGTAGTTGCCAAGTTTAAATATATTATCTGGCATATTCATATTCCACTCAGCCAGGACTAGTGATTCTGTTTGTATTGTTCCAGATGTTTCAAAGTGATTCTTTAGGTCGGTACTTTCAAACATTTAAACTTCTTCCAGGGTTACCGATATGTTCCAAAGGTCATGATTTGTTGCCCCACGCTTTACGACGGAATAATTAAAGTCTGCAAAATAAACCTCAATAATTTGATTGTATCTGTTCAAACCAGTATATTCATAAGTCTGGCCTTCTAGGTTTGTATATTTGTCATAAGCAAGGTACATAAAGAATGGTCCTTGATGTGTCTCATACCAATCAAGAAGTTCTACGCCACCTGCTCCACCATCGGCTGTGTACTCTGTTGTAGATCCTTCACTTGGTGATACTCCTGTTGTTGAGTTAAAGTTTGGTAATCCTGAATACCCTCGTGAAGGCAGCATGTTCCAAGATACAGACATAGTTAATTTATCGGCAATGTGATATGAACGCATGCGACCATTAATAGTTCTTTGACGTTGCTCAATTCGCTGGGTATTAAATTGCATATCCCCTCTATTATGATCAGATAAAATAATAAACTGATCTAGGAGGTTTGGATCTGTTTCTGTTGTGGAGGCTCCTACCTCTACGCCAGTAGGCACGTATAAGCCATTAGAGAGGGTTCCAGCGTTGTTTGACCACAATATACCCTGCGGTCTAGTATACCTACGTCTACCTGTTAAATAAGCACTAGTAGCCATTATCGCCTCTGCCCTCTAATTCTTTGTGAATCAACATTTTTAATTTCTCTCATTACCGCATTAGCAATATCTTTAGCACTTCCATTTGAACCATTAATGCTGAATCCTAGATTATAATTATACACTGCCGTTGAGTTATCATTCATAGATGTTGAAATGTTATTTACTGGAATTTGAGTCATACCGCCTCCACCAAGCATTCCAGGGTATTTAGATTCATTTATTCTTTCAAGCAATGGTCCATATGCTTTTGATGCTCCTTTATTAATTACAAATTCTCCAGGAGTTAGCATTGCTGGAACAGTATCAGATCCCATTGCCTTACCGCCAAATGCCATATACTTAGAAACTATGCCACCATAATTTTTGCCAGTTATTGATTTTAGTTTTGAAATTGTTCCTGCAATTTTTGCATTTAAATCTTTAATTCCTTGAAGAACTGTGGCTGTTTGTTCTGGAGTAATTGTTTGTGGAGTTATTGGTCCACCAGGTTTTGCACCTGCTTTAATTTCTTCAAGTGTTTTTGCACCTGATCCCAATGCTTTTTGTGAAGCAAGCGCTGATGAAAGTGCTGCTGCTAATGCTTGAGCATTTCCTGCTTGTTTTAATAATAAATCATTAAATGGAATTCCTGCAGCAGTTGCTAATTGTATTAATGAATCAAGGCTATCCATTTCATCTTTTGTTCCTTTAGCGTATACATAACCTTGTTTTGTAACTTCAACTTGTTTATTTAGTGCTGTAATATTTAAGTTAATTGATGCAATTGTATCTTCAATTGTTTGTTTCTGCGCTTGTAATGTTTTTAATTGTGTTGCTTCAATTATATTAATTTGTAATTGAAGTTCTTTATTTTGTTTTTCAATTGCATTTCTTCCAAGTGCTGAAATTGCTGCATCACGAGTTGCAGTTAGAGTTTCTTTTTGTCCAGTTACTGCAGATTGTGCTTGCTCTGATCTTGCATCTTGCATTAATTGTGCTGCTGTTGAAATGTCTCCACGAGTGAGTGCATCTGCAATTGATAATCTTTGTTTTTGAATATTTGCAATATTTTGATTAATTGAAGCAATTTTATCTAACGCTTCTACTTGTTTATTATATTTTTCATTAATAGCATCTTCTTTTAACGCAATTTTGTCAAGTGCTAAATTGTTGCTATCAATTACTGCCTGAATAGGCTCAACCTGTGATTTTGTAACTTTTTCAATTTGTGCATTTATATTTTCTAATCTTTTTTCTTGAACAGCCAATGCATCATTTTCTTTTTTAATTTGTGGTGCAAACTGCATATCAATTAATTTTTCACGAAGGGCTGCCTGAGCCTGTCCTCTTTCTAATTGTTTTTTAAATAAATCTGGCGCAGCCATATATTGATATTCTGCTTTTGTTTGGCCTGCTAATGCTGTCTTATATTTATTAACTAAATCAGTAATATATTTTAATGATTTACCCTTGCTATTTGCAATAACAAGAGATGCTATTTCAGCATCATTTGATAACTCTGTAGCAGTTGCGTCATCAACTTTTGCATTACGTAAAATAATGTATGCTTGTGTTTGTTGTTTAATTGCATTAATTTTTTCTTGTAGTGCATTTGGTTTTGCTGGTCCATTTGGTCCATCTGGATTGTCTGGATCTAAAACACCAGTTAATTTATTAATCTTTGTAAGTGCCCCAGCATAAATTTCGTCTAATTTTTTCCAAGACTGTGCAAGAACTTGAAGGTCTGTTGACTGAAGACCTTTTATAACTGGACTATCTTTGTTTAAAAGTCCAAGGTTTAGTAAAGCAATAACTTTCATTTTTGACGCAACGTTATTTAGTACTGGTACTAGGTTTGTTCCATCTACTCCCATTGATTTAAATGTTTCTAATAATGCAAGTTTTTCTGCTTCTTTTCCAAGACGTTTGTATCCATCTAAAACTGAATTGATACTAATCTTAAACTGTTCTTCATCAATAAGTTTAAGTCTAAACTGTCCAGCAGCAGAACTCATAATAGTATTACTAAATGTTACAAGTTCTGATAAAGATTTTTTAGTTTCATTTGTTAATTCTTGTTTTCTAAACCCACGACCAAACAGTGCACTTTGTACTCCACTTAAAAATTTTTGACTATCAGTTGGTTTAATTTGAAAATTGTTACTAAACGATGTAAGAAGTGTTGCCATTTGGCTTTGTAAACTTTTTATTGATTCTGGTGAAAAATTAATTGATTTAACATCTAACTCAACATTTGTTTTACCAGCCTCTTCACGAAGAGCATCAACAATAGTTTGAATTTGTTCAGTAGCAAATCCTCGTGCTTTAAGGTCAAGTGCCATAGATGTAAACACAAGTTTTGCTTCTTCTGCAGTAGATTTAGACAATGTTTTAATTGTTGGAGCATATTCTTTTTGGAATGACTCATCTGCTCTTAATCTATCTCTTGCAGTTCTTGATGGCTGATTAACAATTTCTCTATTTTGCATTTCTATAGGAAGTTTTGTTGGAACAACTCCAAAAAAGTCTCCAAGAGTCTTAACCTGTTTCGTGGTTGATTTCATAGCATTTGAAAGACCATAAATATACTCTAATTCTTTCTTTCTTGCATCGTTAACTAACTTAATTCCAACACCTAGAGCAATCATTCCAACACCAATAAGACCTAATTTTAGTTTACCAAGTTCTGCAAAAATACCTACAATTTTTTTACCAGTAAATAATTGTAAAATAGATGATAGAGCAAACAGTGGACCAGTTATTTGAAATAGTATCTCAGAGAACTTTCCTAAGTTTCCACCAGCCATTGAGGCTACACCTGATAAAGCAGATAATGCAAACGTTCCAGACATAAAACCTTTATTTAGTTTGTCCATTCTTTGATTCATTGCTGCCATACGTTTTTGTTGCTGTGTTGATAATAGTGTTTCTCTGTTCATTCTTGCTTTTGCTACTATATCGTTTAGGTTAACTCCTGGAGTTGTTGGTTTTGTTCCACTGCCAGTTGCTCCTCCTGGAACAAATAGTCCAGATGCGGTTTGAACCATTCCAGATCCAAGTTTTCCACCTACGACTCTTGCGTCATCTACATATCCTTCTGCACCAACAATAAATCCTTGAGCAATACTTGCTCCAACCATTTCTGTTTCTCTTGATGGTGATGCAACCTTTGCTCTATCAACAACACCTTTAATTGTTTTCTTTGTAACAGCATCGGTAATTCTTGCACCAACATCTCCAAGATATGGAGTCATTTGTCTGGTTAAATCATCAACGCTTGCTGTCACAGAACTTGTTATGTGTGACATTGTTGCAGTTTCCCATTTATCTAATGCTGGATTTAATGTTTGAAATGACTTTACAATCTTTTGCTTTGATTGTGAAAAACGTTCTGTACTTGCAAACATTTGTGGATTTTGTTCTGCTGCAAACTTTTGTGCTGGAACTCTTGCTCCTCTATAAGATCCTGGAAGTGCTACTCTTCCAAATGATCCAGAAGATCCAGAGCCAACTCCAACAGGTCCAACTGTTCTTATCTGATTAACAGCATTTTCAAGTGCAACATCAATATCTTTTCCAGCAACTTTTATTCCTTTTGCTGATTCACGTAATGCAGGAACAACAATTCCTTCAAGGTCTGCATCTTTAATAAATTCTTTTCCAGATGTATTTAATGCATCTGTTGCTGTTTTTGCAAAAAGATTTGCTATAACTGAAAACTCTTGCTTAAATTTAGGATTATTAAGACCAACTTTAAGTTCTCTTGCAATAACTGCAAGTAGTGGAGCCATTGATGCACCGCCTGCACCGCCTAGATATCCTGCAACATCTCCAGTTGGAACACCTCTTCCAGTAGGTTGACCCATAGTAGTGTTCATTGATTCTGGTAAGAACATTGTTGCATTTCTAAAACCTTTACCCATTTGGAATCCAGGAATATTATCTGCAATCATTCCCTGAATTAATGGAGCATATTTTTGTGTCATCTTGGCTGGAATAATTGCTTCTCCTGGAGAAACCATTGCTGGAACTATATCTCCTGCACCTCTTGGTCCAGGTACTGAAATAATACCGTTTGCAAATTTTCTAGCACCTCGTCCTGGCATCATCATTCCAGGGTTATTCATTGAGAAGTTTCTTGCTGCTCCTGCTGCTGACGTATATGCTGTTATAAGTTTATTTATTTGTGCTACTTCAGCAGTAAATGTTTGTGTTAAATTTGCGTGTGTTTGATTAAGAGAGTGTGCTGCTGCCGCTGCATCTAACTGCTCCATGGCCATATACTGGGTTTGTTCTCCTAATATTTGTGATTGACCCGTTAACCTTTGATACCCGCCACGTAATGTTAAAAATAGTTTGATAATATTTGCAACACCATTTGCAAGCAAACCAAATGTCATAAGTAACACTGGGCCTACTGCCCCAATGCCTACTGTTAATAATGTAATTAATTTTTTAGTTCCGTCTGAAAGGTTAGAAAACTTTTCAAGTATGTTTCCAACAAACTCAATTATAGGTGTTGCTGCTTCTAAAAATGCCTTTCCTACTGGAACAAGTGCAATTTTAAGATCTTCAACGCTCTTTTTAAATTTATTCATAGCAGAGTCTGCAGTCATTCCTAATTCTTGTTCTGATAATGCTGAAAGTTGTTCAACAGAAGAGTTTGCTAAATCAAGTACACGAGCAGCCTGGTTTCCATCTTTTGCTACGTTAGTAAATAATGTTGATAGACGAGCAAACTGGAATTTACCAAACATTTGCTCAATTGCTCTTGCTCTTGCAAGTGGATCTAATCTATTTAATGCTTCTGCAAAACCAATAACAGTTGCTTTAAGATCACCTTTATTATTTTCAACAATTGCAGTTGCGTTAATTCCATAAGACGCGAGCATTTCTGCTGCTTTTTTAGTTGGATTAATTAATGCTGCAAGACCAGACTTAAGTGCGTTTGCACCTTCTGAAGCATTGATACCACCTTCTTTCATGGCAGCCAGGAAGAATGTTAAATCTTTTACATCTCCACCTAATTGTTGAATAACTGGTGCTACCTTCGGAATTGCAGTAGTTATGTCATCAAGAGATACAACTGTCTGGTTTTCTACTGCGTTAAGGAAGTCAATTGATTCTGCAAGTTTGTCGGATGACATTCCAAAAGCATTTTGTAAAGATATAGTTGTTTCAAGAGCCTTTTGGCTTTCAACTTGACCAAGAATAGAAAGACGTGTTGCTTGTGTAGTCTGACGTTGTAAATCTAAACCTTGAAAGCCTGCTGCTGCTGCCTCTGCTGCTAAACCAACTGTTTGAGAAACGGCAACACCATACTTTGTAAACTGTTTTCCTAATTCTGTAATGTTATCTAATGCTGCTTGGGTTTCTGCCTGTGGTGTAAATAAATCACCATAAACTTTTCTAAATTTTAAAGCCTGCGCTTCCATTTCCATAAATGTTCTTGTTGCTGTTGAGCCTACAAGCATTAATGGCAGTGTAAAGCCAACCATCAACTGACGACCAGCCCATTGCGTATTCTTACCAAAATTTAATAGATTGGTAGATCCTTGTTTCATTAACTGATTAAATAGTGCTTGTTTCTGTGCTGCTAATTGAACCTTAGTAGTATAGTCACCCATGTCCAACTGTGTAGGCATGATAGACATTGCCTTCATTGCACCGTTAGTGTCACGGCCCATCTTAATGTATTGAGTTTGTAGTCTCTTTGTACGTTCTTCGGCTACCTTGCCAATTGTGTCAAACTCTGACTTAAACAATCTTCCAAATGTTTTTGTGGATGCTCCTGCATAGCGGAAGTACTCACGCATTGAAAATTTATTTTTTTCTAATGAATTAGTAAATGATTCTGCAGATGTTCTAACTGTACGCATTTCGGCAGTAAAAGAACCGATAGCGTTTACGCTGTTTAAAAGATTTTTTTGTAAACCCTTTTGAGCAAGGGCTGCTGCTTCACTTGATCTGGCTATTGAGGTGTGAAACTGAGATATCTGACGTTGTAATGCTTTTAACTGTGCTAATGCATTAGACGAATCAATATTAATACCAATATTAGCATTAACATCAGCCATTTAGTCTCACACCTCTTTTAAATTATTCAGCCATAGTTACGCCAAGAACGTCTGAAACTTCAGCAAGTTTAATACCTGATGCTGCTTCTACGATCTTATAAACTGTTGGGAGATCAATATTCTCCTCTAGTTTTTTTACGTCTTCTGAGAGTTCTGGCTTGTACTGTTTCATCGCAATCTGTACACACTCCATAAGAATGTCCATAGATTTGCCGTTATCTTCCGCCACCGCTCCCACACCCTCAAACTTCTTCATAAACGGACGAAGTAGAGAGATTTTTAGAGGACGTACTGTAACCTTTGTGCCATCAATTAGTGTAAGGATTTGTTCCTCATACGTAGTTGTTGCCATTGTTTTCCTCCTATAGGTTATGTCAATTATAGCATGGTGATACTTATTTTTTATTATTTTATTTTGTTAAATCTTCGTAATCTAAGCCCATGCCAATACCAAACCCTGCACTCCTAGCATTTTGTCCTTGAAGAGCCAGAATGTCATTACCGTCTTTTGCTTTACCTTTACTAAAGACTCTAGCCTTCATGTCTTCCCATTCTTTTTGTCCCCTTTCAGATCCAGACTGTTTATCTAAATCTACTCCTTGAATTGCAGCCAAGAATTTTTTTTCTTGATAGTCAAGTTCTCTACGACTTGAGAGGGTTGCAATTAATTCTGGCATAGACAAAGACTCTTCCAATTCTCTGTAGTCTTTCCATATGCCCAACAAAAATACCTCAGACTCAATCTTGGCAAGATCTAACTCTGACCAAGGTGAGCCACTATCTGTTGCTTGATCTTTTACTGTTTCTTCAGATTTTTGATTAATTTTTATACCCGCAGAAATATCTAATACTGTGTATATAGTTGGTAGATCAAGGCTATCCTCTACATCAGATTTTGTTAATTTTATACCTGGATAATATTGCTTCATTGTAATTCTTACACACTCAACTAAAAAATCTATGGCTTCATCATCATCTTTGGCGGTTTTAACATCTTCAAATGCGTCCATAAACTCACGCAAATATTTTATTTTTAATGGAACAATGTCTAGTTCTGTACCATCAACTAGTTTAATTATTTTATTTTTATAAACGGTTGTTGCCATAATCTTTCTATTCTATCACAGGCAAAACAAAAAACCCACCTAATTAAAGGTGGGTCTTAGGTTAATCTAAATTTAGATTATGATTGTCCAAAGGTACGATCAATGATCTTACCGTATGAACCTGAAGTATCTTCAGGAAGAAGACGGAATGAAACCTCAAACATTGATGGTTCATCACGCTTTGCTGATACAGTTACGTTCTCAATTGAAAGAGCACGATATGCTGCATAGATGCGTTCTTTAACGTCAAATGTTGATGGGTCACCAGATCCTGGACCAACAGCAACGATTCCTCGTTCTACTGGAACATCTCCAATGTCTCCTGCACTTAGGTTAAGTGTTTGACCTGTAGATGCTGCCTTATTTCCTGTAAGTTTACTGTCAGAGTATGGTAATGCTACAAGCAAGGTTT